AGATAGTTCAATAGCAACATTAGAAGAAAAAGTAACTGTTAAAGATAGTGTTATTGCTAAGTATGTTTCTAAGGAAAATACCTATAAAAACATGGTTGCTAATCAACAAACACAAATTAAAGATTGGAAATTCCAGTATAATACATTACAGTTAGAAAATGCTAAACTTAAAACCAAAAACAAATTTGTTAAAATTGGCGCTGGCTTAGTAGCTGGTGGTTTAGTATATTTAATGTTAGTTAAATAATATCCTTGCAATCCCATGCACTGAAGTTTAACCTCTGTAAGGTTAGACTTCTTTTATATATTTATTACCATGAAACAGCAAATTAATGAAATTGAAAGAATGCAGCAATTAGCTGGTATTCTTAATGAAGCAACACCAACTTTACCCCCAGTACCTGGTCAAAAACCTAAAATGCCTCCTGTTCCTGGTAAGTCGTCTTCAGCTCCTTTAGATGATAAAAGAAAAGAAAAAGCAGCAGACGCATTTTTCCAAGCTAGTGCGCAGCTAACAACACTAAAAAATAGTAAACTTATCAGTGATAGTGAAATTAAAACATTAGAAAATCTTCTAAGTAAAGCTATAGAAGCTGTGAACAGTAAATAAAATTCTCATAACTAATACATAATTAAGGCTCAATCATAAGATTGAGCTTTTTTTATATATTTATATACATGAGTGATCAACAACAGAATATTAAAGATATTATTAAACAGGAATACATTAAATGTGCTACTGATCCTGTTTATTTTATGAAAAAATATTATTGGATACAACACCCACAACGTGGACGTATTCAATTTAATCTATACCCTTTCCAGGAAGGAGTATTACATCAGTTTAAAAAGAATAAGTATAGTATTGTAAATAAGTCAAGACAGTTAGGTATATCTACCTTAGTGTCTGCTTATTCATTATGGTTAATGTTATTTAACAAAGACAAAAATATACTTTGTATCGCTACTAAGCAGGAAACTGCTAAAAACATGGTTACTAAGGTTAAATTTGCCTATGATAATCTACCTAGTTGGTTACAACTAAAAGCAATAGAAAATAATAAATTAAGTCTAAAACTAGCTAATGGATCTCAGGTAAAAGCAATTGGTGCAACAGGCGACGCAGGTAGATCTGAAGCCGTATCATTACTGCTACTAGATGAGGCTGCCTTCATTGAAGGTATAGATGAAATTTTCGCTTCTGCTCAACAAACCTTGGCTACAGGAGGACAATGTATAGCAATATCAACTCCATATGGTACAGGTAACTGGTTCCATAGAACATTTATTGGTGGAGAAGAAGGTAAAAATGGATTTACATCTATAAAACTACCTTGGACAGTACATCCTGAACGAACTCAAAAATGGAGAGATGAACAAGATGCTATTTTAGGAATTAGAAATGCAGCCCAAGAATGTGATTGTGACTTTACAACATCAGGTGATACAGTTGTTGAACCTGATATTTTAAATTTCTATATTCAAACATATCAAGCAGATCCTATCTCAAAAGGTGGATTTGATGGTAATTTATGGCGTTGGGAATTTCCAGACTATACAAAACAATACTTAGTTGTAGCTGACGTAGCTCGAGGTGATGGTAAAGACTATTCAGCTTGTCATGTTATTGATATAAATGAAGCTAAACAAGTAGAAGAATATAAAGGACAAATTGGTACTCGTGATTATGGCCATCTATTAGTATCAATAGCTACAGAATGGAACAATGCTTTGTTAGTGATTGAAAATGCTAATATAGGATGGGATACAATTCAAACTGTTATAGAACGAGGCTACCAAAATTTATATTACTCATCTAAATCAGATACAGCTAATATAACAATGGATAACTTTTTAAACCGTAATAATAATAATTTAGTACCTGGTTTCACTAACTCACTTAAGACTAGACCACTTGTGATAGCTAAATTAGAAGCCTATATGAGAGATAGGGCTTGTGTTATTCAATCACGCCGAACATTAGAAGAACTAAGAACATTTGTGTGGAAAAATGGTAAAGCACAAGCTAATGATGGATATAATGACGATTTGGTTGTGTCTTTTGGTATTGGTATGTTTTTACGTGACACAGCTTTAAAATTCTCTCAAACAGGTATGGACTTAACACGCGCTTCACTTGGAGGTATAGGAAAGGTTTCATATCATAACGGACCAAGCGGATTTTATTCACCCCACTCACCATCTCATGACAATCCTTGGATGATGGATAATGGAAGAGGACAGATGGAGGATATTAGTTGGTTGGTTTAAATAAATATTTATAACATATATTAAGATACTATGGGATTATTTGACAATCTAAAACGGTTATTCTCCTCAGACGTTGTTATTCGTAACGTTGGCGGCGATGAGTTAAGAGTAATTGATACAGATCGTATACAGTCATTAGGTACTTTACAGACTAATGCGCTTGTAGACCGATTTACTAAAATTTACACAACATCAGGCGCTGGTATCTATAACGTTAACAACGTTTATAATTACCAAACATTAAGAGTACAACTTTACACTGATTATGAATCAATGGATACTGATGCTATTGTAGCTTCAGCGCTTGATATTATAGCAGATGAATGTACTTTAAAAAATGAGCATGGTGAAATGCTTCATATTCGTTCTAGTGACGAAAATATTCAACGTATTTTATACAACTTATTCTATGATGTATTGAATATTGAATTTAATTTATGGAGTTGGGCTCGTAATATGTGTAAGTATGGTGATTTTTATCTTAAATTAGAAATAGCTGAAAAATTTGGTGTATATAATGTAATACCATTCTCAGCTTATGCAATTATTAGAGAAGAAGGTACTAACCCACAAAATCCTACTTATGTAAGATTCAAATACGATCCAACATCAGTATCTGGTATCACAACTCCACAAACACAATACGCGTTAGGTACAGCTACATCAGATGTTTACTTTGAAAACTATGAAATGGCTCACTTTAGATTAATAAGTGATGTTAACTATTTACCTTATGGTAGAAGTTACTTAGAACCAGGCCGTAAGATATTTAAACAAATGGTATTGATGGAAGATGCGATGTTAATTCATCGTATTGTTCGTGCTCCTGAAAAACGTATTTTCTATATGAACGTAGGTGCTATTCCTCCAAATGAGGTAGAGGCACATATGCAAAAAACCGTTCAAAAAATGAAGAAAGTACCTTTTGTTGATCCACAAACTGGTCAATATAACTTGAAGTTCAATATGATGAACATGATGGAAGACTTTTACATTCCTGTAAGAGGTAATGACCAATCAACTCGTATTGAAACTGCTAAAGGTTTAGATTATAACGGTATTGAAGACGTTGCTTACTTAAGAGATAAATTATTTGCTGCTCTTAAGATACCTAAAGCATTTATGGGTTATGAAAAAGACTTAACTGGTAAAGCTACATTAGCCGCTGAAGATATTAGATTTGCTCGTACAGTTGAACGTATTCAGCGTATATTATTGTCTGAATTAACTAAAATTGCGTTAGTACATTTATATACTCAAGGATATGATGGTGAATCATTAACTAATTTTGAATTATCATTAACTACACCTTCTATCATTTATGATCAAGAACGTGTTAACTTAATGAAGGAAAAAGTTGAGTTAGCAGCTAACATCATGGAAAATAGTTTATTACCAACTGAATGGATTTATGATAATTTATTCCACTTTAGTGAAGATCAATATGATGAATATCGTGACTTGATAATTGAAGATAAAAAACGTAAGTTTAGATTAGCTCAAATTGAAGAAGAAGGTAATGATCCAGATGAATCAGGCCAGGTATATGGTACACCATCTCAATTAGCTACTGCTTATGGTAAAGGTAGAGGTGATGGCGCTGTTCCAACAGGATATAATGAAAAAGACCCTAATGAACCAGTACACTTAGTTGGTCGTCCTAAAGCATCAGCGTCAAATATTAATCGCCAAGATAATCCATTTGGTAAAGATCGTATTGGAACTAAAACATATAGTACTGCTGGTGTAGACCAAGAAGATAGCTTAGCTAAAACTCAATGGAAAGGTGGATCACCACTAGCATTAGAAACATACCTTAAGAACAAAGGAATGTTTGATGGGCTTCCAGTAAATCGTCGCACAACATTATATGAAAATGATTTATTAGATGAAAAAAATATTCGCGACGAAATTAAATAAACTACATATTTATAAATAGTATCATTATACTAAATTATGCGTATCAAACATAACAAATTTCGCAACACTGGTGTTTTATTTGAGCTATTAGTGCGTCAAATAGCATCAGACACGTTAGCAAATACAGATTCTAAAGCTGTTAAGATTGTAAAGAAATACTTTCACAATAGCGAAATTGCTAAAGAACATAAACTTTATCATACTATTTTAACAGCCCCACGTTTATCTGAAGGTAAGGCTGAAGTATTAGTGAATACAACAGTTGATTTAGCTAAAAAATTAAATAAAGAAACATTACTTAAGGAAAAGTATAACTTAATTAAAGAAGTTAAGAAACACTACAATCTTGAAAGTTTCTTCAAATCTAAAGTTAATAACTATAAAACATTAGCCGCAGCTTATACATTGTTTGAATCAGCTATGGAAACTAAGTTTGTTGAGCCTAAACAATTAGTGCTTAATAAACTTACTTTAATGGAACATATCACTAAGAAACAATTAGTTGAGAATAAAGAAACAGATGTTGAACAAGTATTAGCTAAAGAAGATAAAAATGTACGTATCTTAGCTTACAGAATGTTAATTGAAAAATTCAATAGTAAATATTCAACATTAAGTGAGCGTCAAAAATTAGTACTTAAAGAATTTATTAATAATATATCTAATCCTGAACACCTTAAAGCATATATCAACGAGAATCTTAATAAAGTTAAAACTGAATTAAGTGACTTAGTTAAACAAGTTGACGATAAGACAACTGAAATTAAGTTAAACGAAGTTATAACGTTGATTAAGCCGATTTCTAACAAGTCATCTGTAAAAGATGAACACTTAGTAGCATTACTTCAATATCAGCAACTAGCTGAAGAAATCAAAAGAGTAAATGGATAAAAAATTCAAATTAAAGACTGAATTAGCTAAGAAGCTTAAAAAAGAAACATCAGTAACTGGTACTGGTGCTTCTGTAACTCCAGGTACTGGTGAAGGTGTTGCTACAAAATACGCTTTTGGTAAACGTGATAATAAAGGCACTCCAAAAGATTGGAAAGCAGCTCCATCAATTCCTAATCGTCCATCTAAAGCTATGGATTATAAAGAATTATGGGAGATAGAACGTGATCAAGAAGTAAAAATAACAAGTGGTCAATATGCTGGTAATACAGCTATTGTTCATGATTTTGATTCTGAAAAAGATAATGTATCTGGTGATGATTGGGTTGATGTTTTAATAGGTAGTAAAAAAGAAAAGAAAACAGTTAAAGCATCTGAGTTAAAACCATTAAAAGAAATGGATGCTCAAAATTCTAACACAGATGAAATTTTAACTTACTTACAAGCAGCTAAACAAAATGGTACTTTATCACCTGATGCTCAAGAAGTATTTTTACAATGGATGAACACTCCAGGTGCTTCAAGAGAAGAAATTATTAAAGTATTAAGAAAGTTAACAGGCATGTATTTAAAAGAAGGATATGCTCAGTTTAGAAACGAAACTAAAATGCGTTCTAAACCAGATCAATTCCATCAAGCTGTTAAGCAAATTAAAAAGAAAATGAACGAAATCAATCGTATATTTGAATACGTTGATCGTTTAAAAAGTGAATTAAGTGAAGGTGAAGACTTAAAATATAAAAAATACACCGAAAATGCTTTCTCTCAAATTAAAGAAAGCGCAAAATCATTATTTTTAAAATCTACAAAATTAAAATAAAATGGCAGATAATTTTAACATGAGACAATTCCTATTTGAAAACAAATTAGGAGCTTATTCTAAATTAAAAACAGAAGGCGAAGCCGCTTATGAATATGAGAAAGGTAAAGCTGCTGGTGAAAAATTAGCTAAAGAAGATTACGCTAAAGCTGAAGAAGAAAAAATGATGGATTTCTTAGCTGAAAAAGATCCTTTAAAGGAAGACGCATCCCAAGTTGTTATAGATATCTTAGGTGTGTTAGCTGGTTTAGCTGGTATGGGTTTATCAGGTGCTCAAATTTTAAAGTGGCAAGATAAACTTGAAAAAGAAAATCCAGAATTGCATAGGCAATTAGGACAAGTAAGTAGCACAATTAGTGGCGCTGATCCTTCTAAGAATTTAGAAGAAGATGAAGATGCTGGTGGGATTGAAACAGATATTGAAATGGATTTAGCATATGCTGAAGATCCAATTTTCTACTTAAAAAGTATTATTGATTTTTGTACTAAAAAAATTAAAGAAATCGAGCAAAACGGAAGTGAAGATTCTGACATGACAGAAGCTAAAAAAGAAGAAATTAAAGAAGCTTTAACTCCAGAAATGTTTGAACGTATGGATGCTTTAACAAGTACTCGTGCTCAAATTGCAATGATTAAAGCAGCTGAAATCATGATGAATGAATTAACTGAAGAAGGATTTGAAGTATTAGACATCAGAGAATATTTCACTCAATTAATCGCAAACGATATTTAAAAAATGGCAAAGGCAAAGTCAGCGAGTAACAGCCAAAAAACAACATTTGGTAAACGCAAA